TATGTGTAGCAATATGAGCGGTTGCATTAAAATTGTTCACGCTATAAATAAGGTGTGGGGTGTGCCGAGGGACAGCGGGGGGTACCTGTTGGGTTCCCATGCCCTAGGTCTAAACTACGAGTAAAAATATGAATGTAGCTTGGCAACCACACGAAGGCCCACAGACCGAAGCATTAAGTCGCAGTGAATTTGAAATCCTCTACGGAGGTTCAAGAGGTGGCGGAAAGACAGAAGCAGGTCTTGCATGGATGGTAGAACCAGAATTTTTACAAAACGAAATGTACAGAGGTCTTGTTATTCGTAAGAATGTCGAAGATTTAAGAGACTGGATAGACAGAGCAAAAATATTTTATCGCCCCTTAAACGCTAAATTCATAGGACAGCCCTCAGAAATACGTTTTCCCGGGGGTGCAATCATTAGAACTGGCCACTTAAAAGACGAAAATGCTTACGAAAAGTATCAAGGACACGAATATCAAAAAATATTAATAGAAGAGTTGACGCAAATCCCGCAAGAAGAACAATATTTAAGGTTAGTTTCTTCCGCAAGGTCAACAATAGGCTTAACTCCACAGATTTTTGCTACTACAAACCCCGGTGGGCCCGGAATGGGCTGGGTAAAAGCTCGCTGGGTAGACAAAGCACGTGGAAAAACATACGTAGACCCAGTAACTACAAGGACTAGAATCTTCATTCCCGCTAAAGTAACCGATAATCCCACTTTGATGAAAAAAGACCCCGGATATATCCAATATTTGGATGGCTTACCGGAGGAACTGAGACGGGCATGGCGTGATGGAGATTGGGATGTCTTTGTAGGACAGTTCTTTAAAGAGTGGCGCAGGGCAGTTCATGTCGTACAACCCTTTAAAATACCAAAAGGTTGGTATAAATATAGGGCGATTGACTATGGATATAGAGCTCCATTTTGTTGTTTATGGGGTGCTGTTGATTATGATGGTAATGTATATATCTATAAAGAGCACTACGAAGCAGAAAAAGAATTATCGCACCATATACGTATGATTAAGCAGCGTAGTGAGGCAGAAAACTATCATTTAACAGTAGGCGACCCTTCTATGTGGGCTAGAAATCCTGTGCGAGTCACAAAAAGGGATTCAATGATACCAACTCACATGTCTATAGCAGATTTAATGGCACAAGCCGGAATCCCGGTAGTAAAAGCAAATAATAACAGGCCAAATGGTTGGGCAGCTATAAGAGAGTATTTACATTGGGAGGGTGAAGAAGAAAACCCGACCAAACAACCACAAATATTTATTTTTGAAAATTGTGAAAATCTTATAAGAACCTTACCAAGTATGGTATTTGATAAAAATAGACCAGAAGATTTAGATACAAAGACAGAAGACCATGCTGTGGACGCTCTTAGATACATGATTTTACAATTATACTCACCAAGTAAAAAGGATATAGCCCCATGGCTAGAAAAAGAATTACAAAGACTCGCTTCAACAGACTTCTATCTGCCGGGAATAAGGGCATAGAAGTGCTGAATAAAGATACGGGTGAATGGATTTCAATTAAAGATGTGCTCAGTTCAGATGAGTATATAAAATGGATTGAAGCAGAACAGATAGCTATGCAAATAGCTGAAGCTGAAGATGAAATTTGGGAAATGGGTACGTTAATGTGTGTACCGGGTTTTAGAATAAATAACAACGAAATGTATAACTAATTATGGCAGAATATAAATCAAAAGATAAACAACAAACCTCGAAAGAGAAACAGCTTATAAAGCGTATAAACGCAATGTTTGACATCGCTAAGCGCTCAAGAAGCAATGTAAACAAGCTATGGAGGGAATCCGAGGAGATGTACGCTGGTGAACACTGGCGTGGTAGTAATATGCCTAAGTATCAAAATCAAATGACATTAGACCTTATTGCTTCTGCAATAGATACAATGATACCGATTTTAAGCAGTAGGCCGCCTAAAATAGATGTATTACCATCTTCTACAGATGAAGTAGACCGTAAGATAGCGGAAACAATGCAGATACAAATGGACGACCTATGGGAAATGAGAGACATGCAAAATGTCATGTCTGAATGGATTATGGACTTTTTAGTGTACGGAACTGGCATAATGAAGACTTATTTTGGTGAAGATGACCTACCGGAGTGTAAAGTAGTAGACCCATTTAGTTTCTTTGTAAATCCTTCCGCAACAAGATTAGAAAATGCAGATTGGGTTATCTATGCTGCTCCAGTACCGCTACATGAGATAAGACACAAGTATCCAGAAAAAGCACAGTATGTAAAAGCAGATAGTAACTTAGAAAACTTTGAAGCATTAAGAATAAATGACATAGGGCAGGATAATAGCACTAAAGTAGTTATTAACGACCCTACAACTAATTCTACGAGCAGATATTCTAGTGAGGGTGCAGCAGCTGAGGATTTAGAAGAAAGGGTCTTATTGATAGAATGTTGGTGGCGTAGCGGTGAGCATGACTATGTAGATGCAGAAAAATCAGACTCACAAGTTTCTAAAATCCCGGGCAGTAGGCTAACTGTTATAGCTGGAGACTGTCTATTACATGATGGGCCGAGCCCTTACCCGTTCTTAAATAAACAGCATTACATACAGCATCCTTTTCCGTTCGTTGTTGCCAAGAATGGCGGCTCGGCTCACTCTTTTTATGGGAAGCCAGAACCTAAAAGACTAAAATCATTAAATCTAGGATTAGACAGGGTAGCTTCACAAATTGCTGATAACATCCACTTAATGGCTAATCCAATGTGGGTAGTAGATGAAACAGCACAAGTTACTGATAGTTTGGTAAATAAACCGGGTAGTGTGGTTCGTAAAAAGGGGCCGGGTACAGTAGCACAAGTATCACCAGCACCAATGCCGGGATATGTGTTCAATTTTTACCAAATGATGTATGATATATTTGAAGTTGTATCCGGTGTAAATAGAGCAACACAAGGGCGTGAAGCCCCGAATGTTACCAGTGGTGTGCAGGCGGAAACATTACAACGTGCAGCAACGACAAAGATAGAGTATAAAAGTAGAGCAATAGATGTTTCTGTGCAACAATTAGGAGCGCAATGGCTTTCAATGATACAAAATCTATCTACAGAAGAACATGTTGTCAGCGTACCAACAGATGCTGGTATGGAAATGCGTGGATATAAAGGCGTGATGTTTAAAGACCAACCAATGAGAGTTAGAAGTAAGACTGGTTCTATGTTACCGGTAAATAAAATGTTCATTGAACAGAAGGTTCTACAACTCTTACAAGCTGGTATTATACAAGACCCAGAGTTTGTATTAGAAAATATAGAACTTCCGGGTAAGCAACGTATTCTTGACAAACTTAGAGAGCAAAAACAGCTACAAGAAGAAGCAGACAGAGACCAAGCATCTCAAATGGCAAAGCAAGAAGAAATACTTAGCACAAGCACTGATGAAGATGAGATAATGAACATCTTGCAACAACAACAAGCCGCAATGGAGCCATTTGGGCAGGAATAGTTGTCAAAAACATCTTTATATGGATTGTATAACTTTAAGAACTTTGCTTACAGTGTTTAAACAATATAAGGATATTTATGCCAGAAGGTAAAGGGACGTACGGTTCTGTAAAAGGAAGACCTCCTAAAAAGAAAAAATTAAAAAAAGTTAATCTTAACAAGCCTGTCCTTGCTGGTTTAAGTGCTGGACAAGTAGTGCAAGCAACTATGTTAGCAAAAGGTAAAAATAAAAAATCTGATGCTGGAAAATTATTAGTTGCTGGATTAGGTACAGATTTAGCAACAAGAGCTTTAAAAAAAGCTTATAATAAATATGTAGATAAGGTGAATAAGAAAAGAGGCTACTAATAATGCCAAAATACAAAGGGAAAAAATATCCATATACCTCTGAGGGTATGAAGGCTTACAAAAAAGCCTTAAAGAAAAAAGTTAAAAAAAAGAAAAAGTGATTAACTAACAGCGTCTAGGTAGACCAACTGGAGTAATTATGATAGAAGATACAAGTCAAGATTTACAAGAGGATGTCAGTGTAGAAGCAGCAGATAATGTTGCTTATGATAGTCCTACATATAACGCAAAAATTACAACAGAGCAACTGGAATCATTATTTGTTTCAGACTCTGAACCTGAACAAGTCAGCGAAGCTACAGTAGAAGCTGACACCGCAGAGACTCCCATAGAGGAGCAACCAGCAGCGGAAGAGCCTCAAGAAGAGGAAAGTAGCGAACCCGAATTGCAAGGTTTCGTTGATGAAGACGGAAACGAATATACGCTTGAAGATGTAGAAAGTTGGAGAGACGCAGCAATTAATCGGGATAGATGGCAAAAGTCAAATACGGAGAAAGCTCAAGCCCTTGCTGACGAGCGTAAAAAATGGGAAGCCTTGAAAGATGATTCGGATTTGGTAGATGCTATACGTGATTACCTTGGAGCGGATGCAGATAAACATCCATTCTTTAATGAACCTGTTGAACTAGAATCGGAACCTGAAATAATAGAACAAGAGCCACGTGAAAGTACGGAAGTAGATGAACTAAAGTACGAGATGGCTCAAATGAAAGCCGAAATGCAAGTTGAGAAGGACATTAAAGAACTTGTTACGAAGTATCCAGAACTACAAAGTAGTGACGATGCAGTCAATGAAGTAATAAATCTTATGCTAGAGCGTGACTTACCAACATTAGAAGATGCTTATATTATTAATAAAGCTAATGCTGGTGAGCAAAGTGCTTATAGAAAAGCTATTGCTACTATTGAATCTGCTAAACAAAACAAGGAAGTCCCAGTACAGGATGGTGTTCGTAAAGGTGTAAGAGAGGCAAAAGTGCCTGATTACAAAGAATATCGTGAAATCCGGGGACATGTCCTTGATAACTACGAACTGTTTAAATAGGAGATTTAAATGTCTTTAAATTATGATAATCTGTCTGCTATGACACAGGACGTGTACATACCTAAGCTGGTTGACAATATTTTTAAAACAAATATTTTAACATACCGTATGCTTAAGAAGTCCATCCCTCATGGTGGTGGTACTGAAGTTGTACAGCCTGTAGAATATGCGTCTATGGACAGCTCAGGTGGAAGCCAATCAATGGGTTTCTACTCTGGAGCTGATGCTCTAACTACTAACGAGAAAGAGAAATTCTCTGCTGCAAAATATGACTGGGTGCAAGCTTATGCAACCATTCGTATCACTGGTAAAGAAGAAGCTCTTAACGATGGTAGTGAGAAGGTACTTGATATGTTAGAAGCTAAAATGAAGAATGCTGAAAGGTCTATTCGTGACTTGTATGCAACTACATTATATGGTTCTAATAATGCTGCTGCAACTGGTTTTAACGGACTAGGGCACATTATCCAGAGATATGCACAATCTGGTGATGGTAGTGCAGCAACTAAGCTTGGTGGTATTGAGCGTGCTACTTCCAGTGGTTATGACTGGTGGAATGCTGGATATGCTAAAGAGTTTAGTGATACTGGCCATGCTTCAGATGGTTCTGAGCCATCTTTTGCTCAGATAACAACATCTAGCTCTGTTGCTTTAGCTCAAGGTGCTGATACTGCTGGAATGGATAGAGCAGCTGTTGGTGAATCTATCTACTTACCTAACATTATGCGTGATGCAGTTGGTTCTCTTTCTTATGGAGCTGATAGACCTACGCTTATTGTTACTACTCAAGTGTTGTTTGATGCTTATGAAGCAACCTTGAATCCAAACAAACGTTTTGTTAATAGCGATATTGCTGATGCTGGATTCCAAACTCTTGAGTATCGTGGTATTCCTGTAGTTGTTGACCATCAGTGTCCTGATGGAGAAATGTTCTTCTTGAATGAGAATTACGTTCAATTCAGACACCATCGTAAGAGGAACTTTACGTTCACTGGTTTTAAAAAGCCAGAAAACTACGATGCAGCATGGGGTCAAATCCTTTGGTTAGGTGCATTAACTTGCAGTGCTCCAAGGATGTTGGGTCGTGTAAAAGGTCTAGCAGCTAGTTATTAATCTTTAACCTTTAACCTGATAGTTGGGGGCCTTGTGCCCCCTCTATCAATTAGGATACTATGGCATACACTTGGACAGACTTACAAAACAAAGTAAAACGCAGCTTCAATGATTCTACTACAAATGTAGTTGAATATTTAAAAGAAGCTGAAATTGATTTTGTAGAACGTACACAGTGTTTAGAAAAAGTAATATGGTTTTTTGTTTCTACAGGAAACAATGGCAAGTTTGAATTACCAAACGATTTAATACGTATCAAAAGAGTTAGTTGGGATGGAGAAATAATTAAACCGATTCAACCTTACGATATAAATGAATACTACACAGACGGTACCTCTTTAAATAAAGGTCATGTAAATTGTTATTTTACCCATGGTAATGAGATATATTTTGTAGAAGCTCCTAGTTCTGGTGCTTATGTAGGTATATGGTATAGTTACATACCGGAGGCTTTAGATAGTGCTGGGGCATATAAAAAAGTAAACTACGATACTCAATCTACAGGCTCGCAAAAACAACGTCTTTTACAAAGTGGTTTAGAGATAAATAATGGCGCAAGTGTTACAGCTACTATTGTAAAAAATGAATTTGACAACATAGCTGGTACTGGTACTCTTACGTTAAAAGACGTTACAGGCGGTTCTTTTGCAAATGATGAGAAAATTTTTGTTGACGATATAACACATGCTAGGGTAAATGGCAGTCAGGCTGATGTTGCTGGTCATGGCACAGAACCAGAGATACCAAACAAGTTTAGATTAAGTTTAGTTGATTATGCTAAATATAAATTATACTTAGATGAGGAGGATGAAAATCGTGCTTCAGTCTACTTACAGCTTTACCTTAACAACATTGATAAGGCTAGTGCATCCTTTATTAACAGAGACGACTCTGGCCCTTATGTGGTTAGGGACGTAATTAGTCGAAATAATGTTATATAATGGCAATAATAGAGATAAAGGATTTTCGTCAAGGTCTTAACACTTTTGACGACCCAGAGGATAGTGGCCAACTATCTGAATATAAAAATTTTAATATAAGAAAATCGGGAATACTAGAGACCCGTAAGGCATTACGCCCTGAATATAAAACAACAACATCTGTTGCTATATACGATTTGTGGAGATGGACAAATAGTAATGCAAGTGTCTGGATAGTAACTGACAAATTTGCTACCGGAGATGATGTTCTTTTATGGAATGTAAATAATACTTTCACCAGTGTAGCTGATTTTAACAGCGATATAATAAGAGCGATAATAAATAGAGAAGCTTTTAGGGCAATTCTTGCTGACACCAAGGTTAAAATCATTCAATATATTGACAATGAATATTTTTTTGGGGAGTATGACCCTACTGCTGGGTATATAGCAGGAAATGCAGCATTAGAATATCCATTAACATGGAAGTATAATTATGTAAAAACAACTGCGGGTACAGGAGCTATGGCCATAGGCCATCATTATTATAAAGCTGTGCCTGTTTTTGATGGAGTGCAAGAAGCATTATTTGGCGAAAGTCACGCATATTTAAAGACTACGCAAGCCGATAAAGCATTTGAGATAAGATTAGATATAGATACAAATAATTTTAATAAGCGTATTACCAGCATTAATCTTTATCGTGCGTTCTCAACATCTATAAATGTTGAACCATCATATTACTTTGTAAAAGCTATACCACTAAAAACAAAGAGTACACATAGTGATAGGGCTGATTTAGATGCTGCTAATATTGGACAAATTGTTTATATACCCGGAGAAGATTTTACTCAGAGTGAATATAACAGTTATACTCATTTTTTCTTGGGATGGACTGGTGGCTCAGGTGAATACGCTACGACACCGGGTGTTACAAGTCCATATCAAATAACTAGCAAACATAATGAATATTTAGTCCTTACACCACTTTCTGGTACCGCTATTGCTGAAGGCATAGATAACAGTGCATGGGATAGGCCATGGACTATTACAACTTCTGGTAATGCTAACCCATCAAGTAGTGGGACTAAAAATAGAGCATACGCTGGTAGAGATGTCATAGTAGACCCAGATGGTGATTATAGCTCAAATAAATACACGAACTGGGTTGCGTATGACTCATCGGGTAATAACGCTATTATAGAGCAAAATAACGCTAAAGCTTTTAGGTTAAATCAAGATTTTGGCTCATATAGTTCTAATGTAGATATAGACATAAGCGATGGGTATAGATATGAGATTTCAAGTAATAATGTGTATATCTATATGTACGACAAAGGATATTTAGATGGAGCACCACATCACTTAGATGGAGTAAAGTCTGCTAAGGTAAATTATAAGTACGGTGCTGAGTTAAATGGTCGTTTATTTGTAGGTAATGTGATTACCGACCCCGATGATGCAGCAGAGGTCTATAACAACTGGTTAATGTATAGTGAAATGAATCAACCAGATGTTATACCTTTAGACAACTTTATCTCTATAGATGACCCTCAAGGTGGTGAAATTACTGGTGTAATTAATTTTAATGGCGACTTAGTTGTGTTTAGCGAGCGAGGCATATTTAGATTAGATGTACCAAGTTTAGACCCATCAGGTTGGAGTTTATCTGAAACCTCTCCTAATATTGGTTGTATAGCTCCTGAGTCTATTGTGCAGCACAATGGTATAGCATATTTTATGAGTAAAAAGAATATCTACGCTTTAATGCCAAATTTTAATGTAATGCCTATAGGAAACAATATTTTAGATGTTATTGAAAGTGAGGCTATAGCAAGATTAGCCCTTTCTAAGTTTGAAATAGATTATAAAAATGAAACACTGTTGTGTCGCATCGGTGTAGATGCTAATGAAAATATATATAATATGCACATACCTACATTTCAATTTGGAGAAAGAACTATATGGGGTAAACATGTGTATAGCGATGATTCTAATTTGCTATTAGCAAGTGGTTTAAACAACATTGTTAATGATGAAAATTTGGAAACATATATTCTTACAAATGACTATGAAAATAACTTAACTAAATCATCAAAATTAATAAAAATACATGATGTAAATGGGAACGAGAACAGACATTTTGCTTATAAAACAAATCATATTCAAATAAACAAAGCCAGTAAAACATCTAAGGTAAGAAAAATTAATGTAACTCATAAGGGTATTCATAGTTCTATAGATGCAAAATTAAAAGTATATGTTGACAAAAGTTCTAGCGTATTTAAAACATTAGATTTTTCAGATGATGATAATGAAACAGATGGCCAGATAACTACATTTAGAATCGGCTGTAGAGCAAAGTTCATTCAATTTGAAATATCATCAGGCGCTGCCTCTTCTCGTGATGTAGAAATATCTAAGATTGAAGTAGAATATGAGTAGAGAGCAGCGTGTAACTCAGCGCAAAATAAATCAAAGCAGGAAGAAGCTTAATACGATTAGCAAAGGTTACCCTTCGGCTAATGAGGGCCACGATGGACAAGAGACGATTAGGTGGGTAGATGGTAAAGGATTGTTTTATTTTGTCAAATATAACGGAACTTGGTACTCACATCAATTTAATCAAGCACCAACAGTAAGCGACCCTAAGTCATTTGCAGACGATAATTTAATTTATTCAGACGGTAGAAACGCTTTTACAGGTAATCAATCTCATGGTAATAATAATATAACAAATGTAAACGATTTAGATGTAAATGGACACACAACATTAGATAAAACAACTGTTGATACTACTGACGGTGTTTTAGATGTATCTGGTTCAAATAACGTACAAGTAACGCCAGAGGCAGAAATAACTTTGCAAGCTCAGGGAGCTACAGATGCTCCTAAAAATGTAAAGGCAATCGGAGGCAAGTCTGATTTTACAAAATACGGAGGTGTTTTGGTAGAATCTTATAACAAAACAACTGAGTCAGGTGGTACAGACGCTTCTAATTATGCTGCAAATGGAGTGCATATACTAGCCGATGCTGGCAATACAGCTTCAAAGCATAACAATATTTTTATAGAGCAGAAAAATACTAACGCTAAAGGTAATGGATACGGTGTAGATATAAAGAGCAGTAATGGAGTAAAGATTAGAACTGCTGACAATTCAAGCAGTCAGCCAACTGCAATACACATGCACTCTACTGGAGGAGTTAATATTGGGGTTACTTCTGGTGAGCTTACAGGGCATAATTCTAATTTTAGAACTCATATTCATGGTAAGTGTCAATTAGATACTTTATATAGACCTAGTGGCCAAATTGCTACAGACATTGATGTTGCCGAAGGTAATGCAGCGGCTGGAAACCATGTAAAATTTGAAGCAATAAATACTGACAATCTTGTTAAGAACTTTACATACAAAGCTAAAGATTTAACAGTAGCTAACAATGCTTATTTACAGATTGTTTCTACATCAGATATAGAAAATACTATAGGGACTATGTATTTAGTTACCGTAGGTATAAGGCAAGGTACGAATAGCTGGCAAAACGTTGCTATATGCTCAAGACTTGGATTAACAGAGTGGCAGGTAACTACTATAGGGCAAAGCGGCAGTACATCCAATTATGGCACTATAACAGCTAAAGGTGGGGGTTCTGCGACAGGGATTAGATGGACAAATAATATTGGCAGTGAGGTTTCAGTTTTTGGTACTGCACAGAGAATTATAGAATCAAGTGATTATTAATAAATACGAAAGGACAAATAGTATGTCAAAAATATCTAACGTGAAAAAGGCTATATTTGATAATATAGAACCCGTTAAACAAGTTAAACATGGTTTAGATTTAAGCAATGTGCAATTTAAGGTCGTAAAAGAGTCTAGTATAGGCCCAGATAGACCTTATGAAGACGAAGCTTGGCTCATCATAAAAGATGAGAATGGCAAAGAATGGACATTTAAGAACGAGCGATAATGGCAACAACACCAAAAAAACCAAATTTTGACATAGGGAATGTAGTAGCGAGTGCTGTTCCTTATGGCCAAGCAATATACCAAGGCGGTAAACTTTTATATAACTGGTTAAATCCTGTAAAAAGAGAGCAGTCAAGCGAAGAAAAAGCTTACAGGAATATACTTAAAAACAGAGCAACGCAGGGTATTTACAGCCCTTCACAGCAGAATCAAATGTTAAATATGGTATCTGCTCCCACAGCTCAAATTGCAAGCAACGCTATTACAAAATCAGAGGGCAAACTTCAAAGCCAAGGTATTAGTAGTAGTGGTGTAAATACGCAAACTAGAGGACGTATAGAGGCTGAAAGAATGCGTACTATAGCACAGCAAGCTAGAAGAATTGCTATGGAAAATGAGCAAAGTAAAATAAATGCTCAAGATAAATTAGGTGAAATTGGCTTCAAAGATACAGATAGAGATTATCAAGATGCTTTATCTAGGCGTACTGCGAACACAAGTTTAATGGATGCTATGGCTGAATCTGCTATTCCTATTGCGCAGCGTAATTTTTATTTTAAGAAGTATGGTGACGATTTAAAAGAATGGCCATTAGAAATTTTATTGAATCTATCTAGGACTACATAATGGCCCAAAACATATTTCAACAGTTAATACAGGACGAGATAAAAAGACGCATGGGCACTGACAATGAAACTGACCCTGTAAAAAAATTAAAAAATCAAGCAGCCAGAAGAATACTAGAGGGAACAGGAACTAGGCAAGATTCCAGTTTTGTTGGTTATAAGGTAAGTGATTTAACAGCTGGCCCAAAACAAGCTAAAAAAGATAAAGAAGCAGAGGAAAAGGCCAATAAAAAGATAGCAGATAAAAAGCTAAGTGAAAAACAAAAACTTGAGGAAAAGGTTGCAGCAATAGCAAATAAGAGCGATAATTTTGAAGACACAACTCCTGAAGAAGATGCGTTAATTGAAAATATACCGCCAGATAGTATAGAAGCTTACAAGAACAGAGTAATAGAAAGGCAACTAGAAAAATTAAACATTGACTCAAGTAAGGTAAAATCTGAAGCTACCAAGCCTAAGAAAAAAGAAGTTGGGTTTTTTGAAAGAAATAAACGCAAAAGTGCTGTAAGAAGAATTATAAACAGACAAGACTATAGAGCAGCAAAAGACAATCCTGAATTGCAAGCACAAATAATGAAAGCAGAGCTTGCTAAAAAAGGTTATACAGAAGAAGAAATTATTGATATAATACAGGGGCTATAAAGCACATGCCTCAGTTATCTCCTGAAGTTATAAGGATACTAAAAGAAAGTATTCCCCAAGAGGAAGAAAAGAAATCCTTAGTAGAACAAATCCTTAGTGAACCCACTGAGGATGAATTACTTGAAAAACAAGAAGAAGAATCTAGTATATGGCGAGATTTTACTCGTGGCACTAGAAGGCTATTTGCTACTGGAGGTATGCAAACTATTGCTCCAGCTGCAATAGGATTAGGTACTACTAAGCCTAGGGAAGAACAAAGAGTATTTAGTGCTAGAGCAGGTTATGGCTTTACAAAACCTGCTATCTCTACTAAAAAAGCAGCAGAGATGACTGCTAAAAGCCCTTTATATAATTGGGGTATAGATAAATACACAAAATTACAATTACAACTAAAAGAAAACCCAGAACTCCTCAGACCAAAAGAAATTGCAGATTTACCTTATTGGCACCCTAGAGTTATCGCTACCGCTGTAGGTGATGCAGTCCCTAGCTTAATTGAAGTTATGGTACCTACGTTAGCTGCTGGAGCTGTAGGAGGCCCAGCAGCAGCGATTCCAGTCTTACTTACTACAACCTTTGGTATGGAGTATGGTGGAATGATTGACACAGCGATGGAGATGGGTCTTACCCCACAAGAAGCCACAAATGCAGCTGTGTTAGTAGGAACAATAAATGCTGCAATAGGAATTATACCCGGTACTAGGGCATTAAAAGCTTTAGGCTTAATGAGTAAAACAACTCAAACTAGAATTATAAGAGAAATTGTTGATAGAGGTTTATATAAGAATATTAAAAAAGAAGCACTAGGTCAAGGCGTGACTGAGATGTTTGAGGAGATTGCTCAAGAAAGCGTAAACATGGCTGGCGAAGTTTACGGTCTTGGTGCAGATATAAAATTAGATGAAGCAGTTCGTAGATACTACGAAGTAGCTGTAGGAGCTAAAGCTGTAGGTGGTACTACAGGAGCAGTAACAGGTGGGGTAGGGTTTAAGTCAGCAGAGAAAGCGTCAAATACAGTACAATTTGCGGCTCAAGAAATAACAGAGGATGCTGCAAACGATTTACAAGTATCTATGGTAGAGGGTGAGTCTACAGTAGAAATATGGCCTGAATCTAAATTCAAAGACACAGCTTATAAGCCAGAACAATTTGATAAAATAGGAGAAAACGAAAATGGAGAAGCAATCTATGCAGTCCAAGTTCAGGGAGCGAACTCTTCAGAAGGCGGTATATCCATCAGCCAAACAGCGGATAGAAGCACAATTCTTGAAGAAGTTGTCGAATACCGACTCAAAAACCTTGGAGAAAATCAAGGAACGCTTATCGAACGCATTCAAAATTGGGCAACAACCCTTAGACAAATAGCAGAAGAAAACAATATACCAATACGTTTTGAAAATACAGTAAACGGTAATATTGAATTATTTAGTGATGCTATGGTCTACCATTATGGTGGATACGGTGAATTAAATCCTGAATCAGCTGCTATAACATATATTCCTCCAGATATTGCTGAGGATTTTATTGGTCAGATGGGTGAAATGTCTGATGGTACTCGTGTATTTGATTATCTAAAAGGTACTGGTCAAGAAGTAGATTCACCAGCTTTTATACGTCAACAAGTAGACGAAAGTATGCAACAAGATTTTGACGGAGATATGCAGGAAAGAGCACCTCCGGGTGAGACTAAACAAATGATAGCTCCAACTGAAGTTGTAAAGAATGAAGCGTTTAAACGCTGGTTTAAAGACTCCAAAGCAGTTGATAGCGAAGGTAATCCTGTAATCGTATATCATGGCACTCTTAGTGACATACAAGAATTTAATTTAGATAAAGCAAACCCAGAATCTGATGCTGGCATGGGTTATTACTTTACCTCCAATCCTGAAGATGCTAGTGATAATTATGGTAGTCCATCAGGGCCAGACATTACTCAAAGAGTTGAGCAGTTAGCAGAAAGAGATGAGAATTTTGGACAAGATGATGATGTGGATGCTGCTATAAGAACAAGAATTAGAAATGAACTTGCAGAGAATGAAGGCGCAGTAATGCCTGTTTTCTTATCTATGCAAAACCCAGCTACCTCCAGAACGTACTTAGAGCCAATGGAAACATATAATGAGGAAATAGAAGACTATGATGTAAATGAGGATTCTGATGCGTATATGATGTATGAATCTATTCCTTATGTCTCTAGGGATTTTAATGATATTGACTGGGCGGCAGTACAAGGAAAGTTTGCTGAATTAGCATTTGATGAACCTAATGCAATAGAGCTTTTTGACGCATTTAAAAAGAGCGATGAGGTTGCATACATCACAGATGAGGATGGTAATTTAGCAAGTGGTGAGTTCGTTAGGCGTGTGTTTGAGGAGGGCGGTTTTGATGGGTTGATATTCGATAAAGCAGACCAACGTTTTAATATGGATATGCCAGATGATGTCACTCATTATATTGCGTTTAAACCTAATCAAATTAAGTCTGCATTTAACTTAGGAACATTTGACCCAGATACAGATGATATATCATTTCAACTGAAATATGTTAAACCAGTATGGTATAGTAAAACAATAAAAGAAGTTGAAGATAAATTCCCTCCATCAATGAAAATAGATGCTGTTAAAAACTTTTTACAAAAAAAATTACAAATACCTAATGCGGAGTACGAGTGGCTTGACATTGATTTTTTCTTAGGAGTGGAAAAATTTTTTGGAAAGGATAAATCAAAAGTCACTAAAGAAGATTTAACTGATTGGATTCATTTTAATAGTATTGATATAAAAGATAATTTTTATAAAAAAAGACCAGTAAAACAAATTGGTGAGGTGATGACATCAGAAGAAATTATAAAAAAATATTTTACTGATAAGACTGATGTTTTGGACTTATATGGTGGAATCACTATTGAAGAAGAACTTCAAGAGTTTATGAATGACGGTCTTTACATTGAACATAGGATATATGAAACGCATAATGGGGATTTAGTTTGGTCATATAAAGATGAAACAAGTGGCAATTATGCAGCTATTCCTTTACATAAAAATGAACCATACGTTTATGAAGAGGGCGTAGAAGAAGATGAAGATGGTATATATTATTCAGATGATGGTCTTATTGGCAGGGATTTTGAGAATTTAGATGCAGTTGTAGACGCTATAAGTTCTTCTGCTAGTAAATCTCCAAAATGGCGATGGTCTGGAATAACTGATTTAACAGAGCCCGGTAGATATAAAGATTATCAAGAATTAGTATTGACCATAGGTGATATGGATATAAGAGGTAAAACAGAAATGTATTCAGGAAACTATGCACGCTTTTCAAATAATCATTTCAGTGATATTAATGCTGTAGCGCACATAAGGTACAATAGTAGAATATCTGAAGATGGTAAAAGAGTTTTATTTCTTGAGGAAATTCAATCTGATTGGGATAAAGACATAAAACAATCCGGAGCTATAAATATAAAACAATTTTCAAATGAAGAAAAAAAACTTGAATGGCGAGATGGCACAGATAAAGAAACAGAGCCTTATGGAATTGGTATATATTTAGAAGGGACTATGCCTGCGGCTAGAAAATGGGTAGACAGTGAAATAAAAAATAGAGAAGAAAATAATATTAGCATTCCAGATTTACGACCTAATCAAGTAAGAAATGGCTATCAAAATTATCATATTACTGAAGAGTTAGATGAAATACCTGAAAAAAGATTTAAAACTCATTTAATGAACGATAAAGGAAAAACAAAAGGGCATGTTGGGTTTCCATCTTTAAAAGAAGCAAAAAATTATGTCCAAACAATGCTTAATGCTGCAAAAATTAATAAAACAGTAGATGGTTTTAAGTCTTACGATATGCCTTATAAAGACAATGTTTGGGTAAGCTTAACTTTAAAAAGAATGCTTCGATATGCTGCGGAAAATAACTTTGATGCAATGGCGTGGACTACGCCAAGACAACAGCTTCAGCGAAACAGAAGCTCAATACGAAACACAGTAGATGCAATTCACTATATGAAAAATAGGCGTCTTCGAAAGAATGGATTTGGAGACGTTGTAGGGCACGATGTATTTGTAAAAATAAATGGAATAAAGAATAAAGAGTCAGTCGTAGATGTAAATGTACCTCTTTTTGGGCAAACGACAATAGATGGTCAAATAACATCATTAGAAGGGTTAGTTGGTAAAAAAATGGCCACTAAAATAAGAGAGGATGTGAAAAAAGGGCAAAAGTGGTATAATCGAAGGTGAAGATTTAGCTTTGGGAGAGCAAGGGTTTATTGACTTATATGAAACTACAATAAAGAAAAGATTAAAAGATTTAAGCAAAAAAAATAAATGGAATGCAAATATTGGAACATTAGAGATTGATTCTAATACGCTAAGCCAAGAAATGTTCGAAGAATATCAAGAGCAAAGAGATAAACCTAATCCACTTACTTGGAATGAATTTGCAGCTCAGCTACCTAAAGATAAAAAAGTATTGCTAAATCAGCCATATATAGAAATCACTCCCGAAATGAAAATGAGTGCTATGGAAGGCATGCCTACCTTTCAACTTACAAAGCCTCAAGATGTGCCGGGATGGGTCTATAATGACGCTGGTAAAAACGCTGGTAAGCCCAAGATAACTAAAAAACCAGTTGATAGTTGGTGGAATACAAACATTATACCATTATCACAAAGATTAAGACGCATAGATGAAAGTTTAGTATCTCCTGTACGTATGGTTGATTTTAAGATTTTTACACAAACGGAGGACAATATAAAAACAGTTAAGCCATTCTTAGACACGATGAAAGAAATAAAGAATGAGAATGCAGAAGACTATGGCATGATTGATTTAGCAATGAAGAATGGTGACGCTAAAGTATTGGAAAGCATGTTTAAACGTTATAAGTCTAAAAGATTAAACCAAAAATATCTATTAGTTAGAGCAGTTTTAGACGACATATATATGCGTGCAGAGAACGCTGGTATGGATATGGGTTTTATTGATGAATATTTCCCGAGACAAGTATCTGACTTTGAGGGCCTTATTAAGCACTTTTATGGAAACTTTGATAAAGGAATACTTGACAAAGAGATTGCAGCTAAAGAAAAAGATTTAAAACGTAAGCTTACTATGGAAGAAAAAACAGACCTACTAAGTGCTAGACTTAGAGGGTTTGGTAAGAAGGTAAGTAACAAACCGGGGGCTACAAAGAAACGTACTCAGGAATTTGTAACTAGCGACATGAATCAATTCTATCATTCGCTTGAGCACAGCCTTACACAATATATAGCTACAATGAATAACTCTATAGAGACATCTCTATTTTTTGGAGGTAGAAAGACTAAGGGTGAAATATCAGATTCTATGATTGGTAAGAAAGTTGCTGAGCTTATGGATGAAAAGAAAATCAGCCCTGAAAATCAAGCTGAACTTACACAGGTTATAAAAGCAAGATTTAACACTACTAGCGTTTCTCCAAGTGTGCAAGCATTAAAGACGCTTGGTTACTTAGGTACTATGGGCAACATATCTAGTTCTATAACGCAGATAGGTGACTTAGCATGGGCAGCATACATAGCACCAAGAGAAACTGCTGGTGCGGTTGGTAAAGCATTAGTAAGAAAGTCTAAAATAACTAAATCAGACCTAGGTATAGACAAACTTAGTTATGAGTTTAGAGATGATGCTGGTATATCTAAAATTCTAAACTTTGTATTTAAAGCTACTGGTTTAGACTTTATGGATAATTTAGGTAAGGAGACGTTAATAAATGCTACTATAGCCAAGTATCAGCGTAAAGCAAAAGCTGGCCAATTAGAGGGAGATAGGCGTTTAAACGAGGCATTTGGTAATGATGTTAATAAAGTTATTGGTGATTTAAAAAGAGGTGTGATTACAGAGCGTGTTAAATACTTAGCATTTTACACCTTAGCTGATTTTCAACCTATATCATACACTGAAGTACCCCAAGGATACACGCAAGGTAACTATACAAGACTAATGTATATGTTAAGAACTTTTACAATTAAGCAGTTTGATGCGTTCAGGACTGAGTCAATAAACTTGATACGAAAAGGTAAAAGGCAAAACAATCAAAAACTTGTTAATGAAGGTGTAGGCAATATGGTCAAGTTAGCTTCAGTTTTTGTACTTGCTAACGCCTCAGCTGACGCATTAAAAGATTTAATACATAATCGTAAGATAAACTTAACAGACTATGCTATAGATAATATTCTACGTTTATTTGGTGTCAGTAGGTTTATGGCTTACTACTTTAGAAGATATGGCCCAGAGCAAGCAATATTAAAGTTTTTTACACCTCCTGTACTTGGTATTCCAGCAGCTGTAGGAAAGGACGTTTATGATGGTGTTGTCGCTCGTTTTGATGAAGAAAAGAAATTTAACTGGAATGAGCTCGAGACAATAAAGGTCATACCTTTTGTAGGAAAATTATACTACTGGTGGTTTGGTAAAGGTAGGGATTTGGACTTTCAAAATAGAATAGAGTTCGACCCTAATAATAAAGAATTAGCAGAAATGTACAAACAGCATTTAAAAAAAGCTATTGACAATGGCTGGATGACTAAGAAAGATGCAAGAAGACGATTTTCTAAATTTAAAAATAAGAGAAAAGAAGGCTTAAAGAGATTGTCAAAATAAAATTGGTTGTACATATATAACATTGCAAACTTTTATATCAAAAAATAACCTTATAAGGACTCTCAAATGAACATTAATTCATTACGTGCAATACAACAAGGTGGAGCTGGATTTGATGTCATAGCTGCTGCCGATGGAGAACAAAGTAATACTAAAAACTGGAGTGCTATCAAAGCTATTGGTGATGATGCTGATTTAAAAGCTGAAAGCACTGTAGGTGAATCATTTTCAGCTGATGGAGCTTACTCTGGCTCTGCTTTGACACTTGGCCAAGGCGATGTTGTATATGGCTCATTTAGTAAAATAACTGTTTCTTCAGGAACCGTACTAGCTTACAAAATATAAAACTATGCTCTCGTTAGGACAGGGTATAGCCAAGGCAGCCAAACTGCCACTACAATTTATTAAGGACAACCTTAAACTATACCTCGACTT